AAGCTGAACATAACTTCAAGCAAACTGGTGGTGACAAGTTTAAAATCGCTCTTTATACTTCTTCAGCTACTCTAAACTCAGCAACTACTTCTTACACAACTGGTAATGAAGTTGGAGCATCTGGTCAATACGCAGCAGGTGGTGGAGCACTAGTTAATAACGGTACAGCAATTGGATCTGGAACAGGTGCAGGTGTTGCATACGTTGACTTTGCTGACAGATCATTTACTGGTGTAACTTTGACTGCTAGAGGAGCTTTAATCTATAACACTTCAGCAACTGCAACTAATGCAGCTGTTGCAGCTTTAGATTTTGGAGCAGATAAAACAGCGACATCAGGAACTTTCACAATTCAGTTTCCAGCAGCTACAACTTCAGCAGCGATTCTAAGAATTTCTGGTTAATAGAACATAGGAGATAATTTCCTATGGCTAATGCTTGGGGTGAAGCGCTCTGGGGACAGAACGCATGGGGCGAACAATCTGACGTAAACGAAATTTTAACAGGTGAAGCATTAACTTCTTCACTTGGTAATGAGACTATTACTGCCGATTGTAATGTAACTCCAACTGGAATTTTAATAACAGCATTTGAAGGAACACCAACTGAAATAATTGCAGTTGAAGCGTTTCCTTCTGGAATTTCTTTTACAACAAATCTTGGAATAGCAGACGCTGGTCCAGATGCAATGGTAACGGGTTTAAATACTGCTACTGCATCTGTTGGTAGTGTTGAAGCTTATAACTTAGAAGGTTGGGGAAGATATTTCTGGGGTGAATTTGTTTGGGGTGCAACAGGTGATTGGGCACAAGTAGATTTAACAGGTATAGCATTATCAGCTAATTTAGGAAATGAAGTAATAACTGCAGATGCAAATGCAACTCCATCAGGAATTGCTATAACAGCTGCAGAAGGTACAGTAGACCCTTCTCCTGATGCAACGGTCACTGGTATTGGATTTAATGCTTCTTTAGCTGTAGGTACGGTTATTATTGGAGAGGCTAATGTAACTGTTACTGGAACAGGTTTTGCAGCAGGTCTTGGATTAGGTACTTTAAATGCAGAATCCTTTATAGATGTCACCGGAATAGCTATGTCAGCTAATCTTGGAAGCGTTACAACTAAAGGATTTGCTAATGTAACATTGACTGGATTTGGCTTGACAATGGCTTTAGGAACTAATAGAACTCTAATATGGAACCAGGTAAATACAGGTACAGCACCTACTTGGACAGAAGTTGACACCGCTGCATAAATTTTATAAAATACTATTATAAGGAATTTAAAAAATGGCAAACTCAACATCAGCTAATTTAAAATTAACTGTACAAGCAACTGGTGAAAACTCAGGAACTTGGGGACAGATTACAAATACAAATTTATTAATTCTTGAACAAGCTATTGGTGGTTATGATGCGTTTAACGTAACTAACGCTAGTAGAGCTTTAACTTTTACAAATGGTGCTTTATCAAATGGTAAAAATGAAGTTATTAAATTAACAGGAACTCTTGAAGGTAATTTGAATGTTACTATTCCTGATTCAGTTGAAAAAACTTACATCATTCATGATGGTTGTGACCATGCAGGTTTCACTTTAACTTTCAAAACTAGTTCAGGTACAGGTGTTGCATTATGTGAAGGTCATAAATATGTTTTATATTCAGATGGTACTAATATTGAAAAAGCTTCTGAAGAAAGAGTATGGAGAGCAATCACTTCAGCTGAAACTGTACAAACAGGTGCACAAATTTTAGCAAATACAAATGGCGGAGCATTCACAATTACTCTTCCTGCTTCTCCAAGTGCAGGTGATGAAGTTTCATTTATTGACCAAGGATATGATTTTAATACAAATGCATTGACTGTTGGAAGAAACGGATCTAATATAGCTAACGCAGCTTCAGACCTAGTTGTAAATACACAAGGTGCTGGTTTTAGTTTAGTATATTCTGGAGACGCTACAACAGGTTGGACTTATAGGGAGAAATAGAATATGGCAAACTACGAAGCAACTAGATATGATTTTGATGGAGCTAACCTTACAGGAATTGAAGGTATTCCAACAGCAACTATTGTGCCGTGGTCAGATTCTTCTGTGCCATCTGGATTTTTAGAATGTAATGGTTCTGCAGTTTCAAGATCAACTTATGCAGATTTATTTGCAATCATTGGTACAACTTATGGATCAGGTGATGGCTCAACAACTTTTGATTTACCAGACTTACAAGATAACGTAGCAGTTGGAAAATCAGGAACTAAAAACTTGGCTTCAACTGGTGGAGCAAATACTGTAACTGCAACTGGAAACATAGCAGGTTCAACAGCGAATGCTACTTTATCAGAAGCTCAACTTGCTTCACATTCACATGGTTTACAAGTAACTAGAGCCCCAAACGCAGCTGATTTTAATAAAGCAGGTACTGGAGGAACTACTAATGCGGGTACCGCAAATCTAAACAATACTGGTTCTGGTTCAGGACACTCTCATAACATGAGTGCAACTTTTTCAGGTGATGCAACTTCAGTTGTTCAACCATATTTAACAATAATTTATATTATAAAAACTTAGGAGAAAAAATGGCAGCTAAAGGAAATTGGACTATAGTTTTTCAAGATAAAATAATAATTAAAAATTATTCAGAAGGTGCTTCTGAAGGTATTGGTTATAAAATTGACAATGATGCTTTTTGGAATGATGCTAAGTTTTCAAATATTTGGGCAATTCAATATGGAACTTCAGTTACTTCAGATGAAGTAGAATATAGAGATACAACCCCTCATTCTTCTTTTGTAGATGCAAATATTGGAGATATTAGTCAGTTTTCTAATCAATGGGATGCAGCTCATTTATCTAAATTACAAGATAACTGGGATGGAGATAATGTTGATGGAGAAACTGAAGCTGAAAAAATTACTAGATTAGGTGCAAGACCCACTTCTTACTCTTCATAAGATATTATTTTTATATTTCCCGCAACTGTAATATTACCACTATTGGGTTTTACCCAATGTTCTAAATAAGAAGGAAATACTATTATATCTCCTTGTTTTAAATTTGGTTGATAGTCTCTAAAAAAAAATTTATTATTAAAACTATCTAATAAATTTTTAACAGGTGAATTAAAAACTGTATGAGATTTATTTGTTTTATAATATATAATAAATGAAAAATCACTTGGATGAACATGACTTCCTTGATAGTCTTTATTAATATATTTATTAATCCAAATACCGTCTAATTTAAAAACAAAATTTTTACAATAAGGTTTTAATAAATAACTTAGTACATCAGTCAATTCAATGTTTAAATAATTCATTGAATTTTTATGAAATAAAGTTTGACTATCTAAAGTTGTATTGATTTTAGATTCAAAAGTTTTTTTAAAATTTTTACCAATTATTTTTAAATTTTTCAAATTTAAATTTTTAATTGCTATTAAATTAGGAAATATATTTTCTACTGAAACAGTTGTTTTCATATTTTTATCATCTCAACATCATCCAAGAAGTTAAAATATATTTTTCTCCAGATAATGGTGGATTTCCTCTATGTAAATATGGAAAACCTGAAGGCCATATAACTATTCTACCTGTTTTAGGTTTTGTTCTTTTTGAAAAATGTAGAAACTCTGTTTCTCCACCTTCTTCCACATCATTTAAATAAATTGAAAAAACAAAAGCTCTAGGTTCGTTTTCAAAACCCTTACCATGTTCTATATGCCAGACATGGTATCCTTCAGTAGGTAATGTTTTTTGAATTTTTAAACTAGTATAAAAGAAACATTCTCCATAAGCTTCTTTAGCTCCTGTGTTTTGAATATAATGATTCCATGCTAAATCAAAATTTAGCATCATGGGTTTTAAAGATTCCCACCATACATCTAGATTAGCTGCACCTGCAAAAAATTGTTGATCTTGTTTATTTAATATAGATGCTTTTTCAAAGCCTATTCTATTTACTGTGTTATTAAATTTATTTTGATCTTCAAATAATTTAATAGCTTTATTACATTCTTCTTTAGTAATATAATTGTCATACACACCTATAAAATTATTTATATTAACTATTTTTTCATTCATAATAATTCTGCTTTTTCTTTTTGAGTTTCGTCTAATGTTTTATCATTTTTTTCTAATTTTTTTATGGTAGTTTTATTTGGTTTCCATTCTTCCTTATTGACTACATCACCACCTCTTTTAGGTTTTATTTGAAAAATTACAGTATAACTACCATCATAAGGTTTTAGTTTTTCTTTCCACCAATCTGGATCTTTAATAGTGTAATGTGCATTTTTACCATTAGTTAAAATCTGTTTAGCAGGATAACAAGTAATAGTTAAAAATACTTTGTCACCATAACTAAAAATATCTTTTAATACTTCATTAACTTTATCTTCTTGGACATGTTCCATTACATCAATACATAAAACTAAATCATATTGACTAGTTGGTTTATTTGAAAATTGTGCAACCGCTGGATCATATGGAGTTATGTTTATACCCATAGGAGATCCTGGAACTTTTCTATTATTAAATAAGATAGAATGAAATTTTGCTTTACCACAACCATAATCTAAAATGGTTTTAACATTATTATTTTTTATAATTTCAAAAATATTATGTTTATATTCTGCTAATGCTTCACCAATCCAATTGTCTTGATTTACAGCATGAAATTTAGTGGCTTCTGTTAACGATTCATACATAATTTTTCTCTTTATATTCTTTATAATGCTTATAACATAACTCCGTAAATTTAGTCAAGTGTAGTGCTTCTTTATAGGTATCAACTT